GGCGATCCTGCCGGAACTGTCGAGCGTGATGTCCCAGTTGTCGGGAGTTAGATATAAAGTATGTCCGTTCATTTTCTAGCCCCCTTAATGCGGCGGGGTTGTCTCGCCATGAACGCCAGTGTGCGTATGCCCCAAATAGGAAAAGCCGCCGCAGATTATATCGCCGGTATAAGTCACCGTCGGCGCGTCAATCGTGACGTTTCCCGGCGCTTTGATCGTGACGCTTCCGTCTTGCGCCAGTCGGACGAACGTATCAACGGACTTATTCAAGAAGCCGCCGACATAAAATCCGTCCGCTTGGTCGAACTTGCGCCACGAATTCGGCTGAACCGTCTGCGTCGCGCCCTGTTTCAGATTGCTACAATCCGACTGCGCGAAGACCGCAAGCCCGATGTCACCCACGACAGGATCGAGAACGACCGCCGCGCGGCCAGATTGAAGCCGGAAATACGGCAAGTGATGAATCGCCGCCATCGGGAGCGAATTACCCCACGCGTCGATCTGCGCGACTAATGGCCGCGCGTCAACATAACCCGCCGCGTTCGTGTCGCCCGCTTGAACCGCCGTGATGATAACAGGGATAGCTGTTGACATGTCGCGCTGTAAGACTTTAATCAGGAATTCCAGGCGGTTAAGGTCTGACGAGTCTACGTCTTCGTCTGCGACGCCCTTCACGATGCCGGATTCAGCCATCAGCTATTCCCCCTTCCATGTCGCTTCAATCTCTGAAAACCATTCGGCGTTTTTACTGTATGCGCTGACGCTGTGCGTGAGCTTTACAATTTTCCACTCGCCGGAAGCACGCGGAACAATGCTCTTCACGCGAATCAGGCCGCCGCGCTTAAAATCGGGATTATAGAGCGCGACGAGCTGTATTCCCTCATCGGTAAACGCGGGATAACCGGCGAGGCCGCTCTGCTCTGTCAGATACGGGATCGTCCCTGTTTTGCGGACAGTGCCGCGCGGCTGGATAATCACCTCACCGTCGTCGATGATCGTGTCGATGTGATACTGCTCCGCGAGCATCCGTAGTTTTTGCATCGGCGAGCCGTTGAAAACGCAGTTATTGACGCGCGTCACGACGCCCGCGTTTTTAAAGCTGTAGCCCATCTCTGCCGCCCAGCGCTGTGCAAGGTCAGCCGCTGCCGCGTCGCCCTGTATACTCAGCGGCGGCGCGGCTTTTTTGACGGAATACGCGCCCGTTGTGGCATTGATCTGAAACACCACGTCAGGCGCGTTTTTAAAGTCGGCGACGGCTTTTGTAATATCGCCTGAAAACAGCACCGGCAGCGTCTCGCCCTGCGTGCCGCCGTACAGCGTAAGCAGATTCTTCGCGCTGGTCAGCTTGCGAAATCCGAGGACGGTCAACTGTTCCATAACGTCATATTTCATGCCGGCAATGCTCAACGCGCATTTATTCAGGTCGGGCAGGCCGACTTTTTCAATCTTTGCAGACATCGCGAGCCCTTCTATCGTATATGTGTTTTTGCTCGTGCCCTGAAAATTGCCCGTTCCAAGCTGAATCTCTGCGCGTAAAGTCTTGACGCTATACGACGATGCCATTTTCTACAGCCTCCGCCGCCGTCAGATAGACAAGCACCCAGCGCGGCGAGTCGCCGCCAATGCCTTCCCACTGCGGCGACTCATCGCCCAAAGTGTCAACGAACGCCAGAACGCCCGAAAAGTCGCTTGTCTGCTGAATGATCGGCGTGTTGTTAAGGCAGATACAGCCGGTTGCAATTGGCGTCTCATCGAGCGTTACGTCCATATAGAGACGGTCGTAACGCTGATAAAGGTTGATTTCAACGTTCTGTTCGTTAAGGATTGTGACGAACGATTGCGCGGGGAGAGTTTGAAGCGGAATAATCAGCATTTTACCACCCCCTCGTTCCTTTTTTCTTATTCAGACGATTTCGCGCCCAATCATCAAGACTTTGCTCTGCGGATTTTGCGGGCGCTTGCACAGTTGTTTTCCCCGTCGCCTGACTGCTTGCGCAGTCCGCATTCTTGACTTTCTTGCGCGTCAGGCGGCGGCGCTTCGTGTCGGTGTATTGAGCTTCAACTTCCCGCACCTCGACCAGCATCAGTTCGACATAACAGACTTTCAGGCCGTCTTCACGCTTTCGCGAGTAGTTCATCCCTTCAAGTGTCATGTTCCGGTATTCGATGGTCGGCGTGACAAGTGAGAATGTCTGTGTTCCCTCTTTCAGCGCTTTCAGGATCGTCAACTGCTGTTGAATATCGGCGTCCGTCCCCTGCAACGCCAGCTGTGCGCGGATTCTGAGCGAGTCGGCGACTTTGTTATAAGCGGCGAAACCGCCGTTCTCAGTTGGCATTTTCAGAACTTCGCCTTCGTCGTTGACTTCGCACGAGATGAACGACTGAAATGTAACAAGCGAATTGCCGTTTTCGTCGGCTAGAAGCCATTCTTGGGCGATCATCAGTTACTCCCCCGATTCTCAGCCGCTAGACTGCCCGACAGCAGCGGCGCATTATCTCTGATTGCGCCGGGCAACTCTCTAGCAATGCCCTGCGCATCGGTCGCGGCTGTATTCACCGTAACCGAGCCGATATTTGTTTCATAGCTATTGCTCGTTTCGGCTCTGTTATTCTGCATTATCTGCGTCCTATCAGGGGCGCGAGACGTGATAGTCGCCGCCGTGTCAGCGGCTTTCCCGTTGCCGCCAAACAACGAAGCCCACCAACCGGACGAAGATTCGTTCTGGACAGGTGCAGGCGCTTGCGCTTGCTTCGACATCGCCCTTTCAAGCGCGTCAATGTCTTCCTCGTGATAGCCCATAGACTCAAGACTGAGGCGGTTACCGTTAAACGTGTCATAATCACGTTTCAGACCGGCGTTAAACGACAGCTGACGTTCTGCTGATTTCGTCGCTTCCTCGTCTGTAAGACGAGGATTTGCTTTTTTGATCTCTGCCGCCTGTTCAGCGATATACTGCTCTTTCGGCTTGCCGCCGGTGACAGCAGAAACGGCTTGTTCGTATGTGGCGCTGTTGTTCTCGCCGGAATTGAACAGCCTCGCGATTGCGTTAAACAGGTCATCGACCGGATTGAACAGCCCCGCGATTGCGTTAAACAGGTCATCGACCGGATTGAACAGCCCCGCGATTGCGTTAAACAGGTCATCGACCGAGACGATCATTTTAGCCGCGATGTCAAGCGCGAGATTTGAAACAGTGTCCCAAATGTTTGCCGCCCAATCGGTCACGGCCTGCTCTGATTCTTTCAGTTCCTTCGGCGTACCGAACGCCGCCCAGAACCCGCGAAGCGCACTTTCGCCGCCTTTGACATACGTCGCGAAATCGTCGAATAACAACCCTAATCCGGCAATAGCCGTCAGCGGGGCAAGAAGCGGAGCAAGCGCCGCGCCGAGCGCAGTAGCGGCCTTGAGCAAGACGCCGCTCATTGTGGCGGCGATAACGGTCAAGCCTGCGACGATAAAGCCCTGATGCTCGCGAAACGTCTGCACAATGTTCGTCAGCCATTTTGCGAGCGTCGTCAGCGCGGGAGTAATGACTTGCAGAATCGGCGCGGCCATCGCTCGGAATGACTGCTGTAAATCCGAAATCGCGTCGTTGAACTTCTGCGTGATTTCAAAGTCTTCTTTCGTGTACACGCCGAGCGCCCGTTGTCTGGCGATAAGTTCGTCCATAGCAACGCGCCCGGACTGCAACAACATGATCGTGCCTTGGTCAAGCCCGAGAAAACGCGCCAGCCCTGCAAATTTCTGTTTGCCGATGCGTTCCGACGCGCCCGCGAGTTCGCGTAAAATCTGAAACGTATCTTTCGCCTTGCCGTTCTCCGTGGCGCTTATTCCAAGCTGTTCAAGGATAGGCGTCAAGCGTCCCTTGCCGCCCATCGCCTGCATTCGCTGTATCTGTCCGTTCAAACTCTCGAATGACGATATAAAGCCCTCGACCGAGCCGCCCGCACGTTTCGCGGCTTCGCCGAAGGCTTGCAAATCCTCAGCGCTTGCACCGATACGTGCGGCGGTTTTCCCGATCCGGTCTGCCGTCTGCGTGTACTGCGAGAAAATTCCCATCGTGCCGAGCGCGGCAGTCAGCGGCGCGATGAACGTTCTAAAAATGCCCTGAAACGTCGCGCCGAAACGCTGTTCGATAGAGTTCAGCCCGCGCTCAACGTCGCGCGGAGCACGCTCTGAAAACTGGCGCGTGCGGTCTTCGACCTCGTTCATGCCGCGCTCGTAGTCGCTGTTATCAAGGCCCATCGTGACAATGAGCGCGTCGACGATATTTTCTGCCATGGTCTTCTGTCACCTCCCGCGTTATGAGTTGCGGCGTGCTTCTTGTTCACGCCTCGCCGCTTCTGCATACGCGGCTTCGTTATAGCTGTTGACGGCGATAACCTCATACATATCAAGCGCATCGGCAATGCTGTACACCGTCTGGAGTTCGTACAGCGTCGCGAATCGCCGTGAGATTATCGCCGCTATCATCTGAGTTATGTTTTTGTAGCCGATCAGGCCTGCGCGTCGTGCAGTTGGATCGTCGGGGAGTTTTGGGATTTCGAGCGCTTCCCTTCCCCGAAAAAATCAGTGCAGACCTTGAACGCCTCAGCATAGAGCGCCCACAACGTGCGCACGTCCTGAATATAATCATCGACCGTTTCCGGCGTGACCGGCTCTTCGGCCTTGCCGACGACGCGCGAGCACATGCGCAGAAGATCATCAAGAAGCCCGCGCACGTCGCCAAGGTCAATGTTTTTGCACATCGTCTGGAAATTCGCGGAAATAAACTTCAGCGCCGTACGGATGTCCGCGCCGTCAGGCAGTTCAACGCCCGCCGCGCCAAGCGCTTTAAAGGCTCGCAGCGCCCAGAACGACATATCAGTCGCGCTCATCTCGCGAATCTTGAACGTCAGCTTATTCCCGCGATCATCAAGGACGACAGTTTTCTCTTTTCGCATTGCTTAGTACCTCCGGGATAAAAAAAGGGGAGCGCCTAGTTATAGGCGCTCCGTTCGTACTTTTCGAAATGGAATACCCACGCGGTCGGCTCCATGACACGGGCGGCGGTCGAAGTGACAGCGCCGTTCTGCATGACGCCCTCGCTCCAGATCACCTGTTCGCCGATGGACGGGATAATAGCGGTCAGCGAAATCTTATAGATGCGCTGATTAGCGATCATTGCTTTCTGGATCGTCTGCATGTAGCGGCGAGACGGTGAAGACGCCTCCAGCTGAATCGTGACGGTCTTGATATTCGGGACATATCCCGCCGCCATATGGCCATCAACGCCCATGCGCGTTTCGGCCACCTGCAAGGCGTCAGCGTTCCACGCCTGATTTGTGCTGAACATCTGGAGTTCAACGCCAGACGGATACAGCTCTTCACAGGTCAGAATGAGTTTAGCGTTTGCACTGGTAATGTCAGTAAGCATAACGTGTCACCTCCTAGAGAATCGCCATCGACGCGATTTCAAGACGATTCACGCCGCCGCCGTAGGTGTACCACAGCGAGATCGTCGGCGACTCCCTATTGACACGCACAGAAGCGCCGGGGTCGTCGATGCGAATAACAAAGCCGTTCGTGAACAGCTCTTCGCTGATGTCTTCGCCAGCTTCCTGAATCAGCTGTGCCTTCTGCGATTCGGAGAGTGTCACACCCACGTCGATCGTACCATTGCGCAAAGCGCGGTTCACGGGGTCGACAAGCCAGGCGCGGATAAGCGCGTATCCGGCATCGTTGTACGGCACGCGGCCAGACGCGGCAAGACCGGCCATGCACGACACCTGAATTACATTCTTGAGCCAGATAGCATTGATATAGGGGTCGATAAAACTATAATTGCCAAACATCGCGCCGGGGAAGAACAGATAGAAGCTATCATTGCGCGTGGCATAGTTGCCGTAGAAGTTCCATCTGTTGGCCTCAAGTGCGGCGGCGGTCTGCGCGTCGGTGACATTCGGCGCGAGGCCGCTTTGTCCCTTGTGCGCGAAATTAATCACACCGTTGATTCTGTCCCAATCGATGGACGCCGCCGCGCCCATCACAAAAGCGGCGTACTCATACGAGCCATAAACGCCCGCAGTGGCGGCAGCGTTCGCGGCGGTCAGCTGTGCGGCAATCGAAGTCTCGGACGTGGCGTCAAGCAGTTCCGCGTCGTTGCTCCAAGCGACGAACAGGTAATCGACGCCCATGCCAGTTGCCCACGCGGCCAGCGCGAGAATCTCTTCGTCCGTCGCGCCATACAGCGGCGTGAACGTTACCCAGTTGTCCGAATTCGTGCGGATAGCGGCCATGTTTTCGGCAACGCTCATCGCCTCAACGCCGGGCGACAGGACAGCACCAGCGGCCTCCGTCAGATTGAGCAGTACCGAAAGATCGGTTCCAGTCTCGCCGCCCGTAGCAAACGACACCGAAGACGACGCGCCGACCGTGTTGCTGTTGATCTGGAACGCGCCCGTGAAGCTGGAATACGTCACCGTCGCGGCAGTGCCGAGAGCGGTCGTAAGAGCCGCCGCCGCATCGCTGAAACTCGTCACGCTCGACAGGTCAACGTTTGCAAGCGTCTTCGCAGTGCCGTCAATCGTGATCGTCATAGAGCCGTTCGTGACCGCCTGAATCTGTGCAAGCGTAGCCGTGTTCTTGCCGCCGCGAAGCCATCCGGGGGCAGACGTAAGCACGCGCGGGGCGATGATAAGCGAACGCGGCTTCTTAAACGAATTGTCATAACCGAGGAAATAGCGAACGGCGAACAGGTATTCATCGGAAGTCATTCCGAAATAGTCGCCGACTGCATCGGCAGACGTGAACGAAAGCGCGTAGTCGGTCAGCGGAATAAGCGGGTTCGTTGTCAGCAGCAGGCCGTTCATAACGAGATCAGTCCCGCCCGCCGCAATGAGTCGCGGCGTGACGTTGACGATTCGAGAAGCGGGAATTGCCATTGTTAATCACTCCTCACATAAAAAAATAACCGCCACTTATTCAAGCGGCGGGCATACAATATCAACATTTTTCAAATCAACGTCGACCGCATCAAACCACGGCAGACCCTGTTCGACCGTCGACCAGAACGACAAGTGCAATTCAGTCATGAACCGCCAGACGTACTGTTCAGCGTCCATCGTCGCGGTCAAGTCGCGAATATCGGTTGCGTAAAGGCACGAAATACCGTACTGATTGAAAAACTGCACGCCGCCGGAACTGCGGGCGATTGTTTCAACTGCCTGCGCCCGTTGCATCGCATTTACGCCGCTTGCGCTGTAACAATCCACTTGAAAAACGACTTCCACAAGCGTCGAGTTTTTCAGTGATCCGTCCTGTCCGGGTTCAACTGTCGCCGCGTCGAACGTTTCGATATTCGTGCCGTGCCGCTCATAGCGAAGCGGGTAATAAAGCACGATTTCGTCTGTGTTCGGTAGCGCGGCGCGGTTGTAGTTGCCGCAAATAACGTGGTCAATCTGAACGCCGGTGTACTTGTTCAAGAAGGCTTGAACAGCGGCGATCACGTCCGGCCACGTCACGCGAACGGGGTTAATCGGTAACGGGAACGTCGGCATTTAAAACCACCTCCGGCGGGTTCACCTGTCGCACGGCACGGCATGATACCCAACCCACGTCTGCGAAATTATCCGTCAACGCAGTAACTAGCCAGAACGTGCCGTCCGCGCGTTTGAAAATGTCGCCGCCCTTCGCCGTGAAGCGGTCGAGGTTGAGCGGGTTCGTCTGCGTGTCCCAATACAGATAAACCTTAATCGTTTCCGTGTTCATATCTGCGCGATCGGCGTGCATCAGTGCGGCGTCGCTTTCGCTCTGCACCTGCGCGACAAGCGGCAGGGGCGCGGCGTATGACGGTTTCAGGATGCCGCCGACGTTCTGAGCGCCCTGATTCTGGTACCACATCAAGGTTTCGTCCGGGTGGACGTTCGTAATCGGAGCGCGGACAACATGATGCAGATTAATACCGTTCATTCAATCACCTCATGCGCAACATTTTTCATCAGCGTCGTGGTCAAGATCAGCGGGGTATTCGCGTACTCCTTGCCGATGCGCTTTTTAAATGCGATCGTTGACGGAGCCGACGACGGCGGGACGCCCTTCTGGATCGTCTGCCGAATATCCTGCACGGCCTCACCGCCCACAGCGTCAAGCGCTTCGGCGAAGTCGGCGCGATGCATCAAGACAACAGAAAGGATTTTCGCCCAACGCTCTTTTTTCTCGGCCACCGTATTGCGCATAAAAGGGCGCGGCGGCGTGTTCGTTCGCGTGCCGTACTCTTGCCAAAACGCGACAGTCGCGACAGACTGCCCCGGCTTTTCGCCCGTCCCAGGCTCGCCGCTGTACGTCGCCCCTTCAAGAATGCCAACGCGCAAAACAGGCGTTTTGCCGCCAAGACGCATCAGCGCGGCGTGGATTTTCTCACCGCCCTTAATGGTAACGGGTATACGGGACATAGTAACCGCCTCGCGTGAAGCGTCGCCACAGCATCCAAAACGCCGCGCCGCACGCCGTCTGATTCCACCATGCCGCGTTTTCGCTCGTTGACTGGAGCGGGCTGAATGAGCTTGATACACTGCCCTCGCTCGCAGACGTCACCGCGCCAGTTACGCCGCCGCCGCGCTGTGCAAGCGTCGCCAAGTGACAGACGATCTTATAAAGCAGCGATTTTCTGAGCGTGATATTCTGAACGGGACTCGCATCAGTGTTATCAAGATAAAGGCAAGCGTCATCGAAAAACGCGGTCAGTTGCGCGTCGGTCAGTTCTGCAAACTCCGGGTAGATCGTGCGAAAATCCGCAACGTCAAAGACAACGACCGCCACGGCGATTATTCCTCGCTCGTGCTGGTCTGCTTCGGCTCGATAGGCTCTGCACCGTTGCGCAGTGACGCGCGGTTTTTCGCCTCGCTCTTCGCGCTGCGGCTATCGCCGACGGCGAAGATCAGGCCATTCCGGAAGATCGCCATGTGCCGATATTTCGCCTTGACGGCCTCCCAGAGTTCGGCGGGCACGTTCGGCGTCAAGCCATACGCACCGGCGGCGGGAAGGATACCTTTTTCCAGGCCGCGCAGGCCGGTAGCATTGCCTGCGATCTCGACGACCTGTTCCACGCCGTATTTATCAAGCACGCGGAATTTCAGCCCGACGGGGTGATTCAGCCCGACAGTGACCGTGGCGGGCGCTTCGTCGATAATGACGTTCGCCGCCTCAACAGGCGCGGGCGCCTCGACCGTTTCAGGCTCGACGACGGGCGCGGGCGTGTTTACGGTCTCAACTTCCGGCGCTTTTGCCGTTTTCGCGGCTACAGCCGCTTTCTTTGCCGTGTTTTTCGTTCTTGCCATACTCTTTATCCTCCGTAATAAAACAAGGGCAAAATCACGCGATTTTAAGCGGATTTTGCCCTTTTTGTTTTGGTCTGTTTATACGCGGCTTCGCGTATATTCTGCTAAACGCCCACCATGGACGAAACTGCATAGGGGCGGTAATAGATCGTCCCGTAAGTGCTGGAGCTGACTTTCTGTTTGAAGCTCGACAGCTGCGGGATAACGCGGCCCATGCGCAGTTTCTCGGAGAACGCCAGTTCCGCCGTCGGCTTGCCCATGACCTCACGGGCGATCATCATGACCGTGTTGCCGGTCGTGGCGTTCGCCAGTTCGGGCATAGTGATGTACTCAAGACGGCCGCCGAAATACTCATCAAGCAGTCCCTTCACGGTCTTGTTGCCGTAAGCGTTCGTTTTGCCGAGCTGAGGCATAAGGCCATCGGGAAGCAGCAGCACGATGCGGCTGTCCATGTTGACAAGTCCCTTGCTCTGCGTCTGGAGCGCGGCATAGAGCGCGAGAACGTCGTTGTAAATCTCGGTCATGTCCTTGCTCGCCCAGGTCAGACCGCCGCCCGCGCCAGTGCTTGGAGTTTCAGCGGCGGGCAGGTTGGGATCGTTGAGCATGCCGTAAATCTCATAACCGGCGACACCGAAAAGCGCGAATTTGTTCGCGTCAACGTCGATAATGTGCGCGGCGCTCTGCTGCTTGTCAGAGACAAGATTCACGCCCGCGATGCCGGACACAGCGGCTTCGAGGTCGCCGTAGTCGATCGTGGTCTGGAAACGGTACTGTTTGCGGGTCGGCCAGTTGTAGTTAACACCGGCGCGGGTGTTCTCAGTGAAGTCACTGTACGGCGTGGTCGTGCCCGTAAACTCAACGGAATGGAACTGAGCAAACGGCGTCTCCCAATCGCCCTTCTTGACCTCGCCGAAGACGGCGCGGGCATTGCGGGGCGCGGTCAGGATTTCAACGGCCTCGCGGTCGATGTACGCGCCCAGATAAGCGGGCGTCAGCGCGTTCGCAGTCGTGACAAGCGCGGCGTCCTGCGCGATCTGCGCACGATTGTCCTTGGTGATAAAACCGCGGAAATCGGCGGGGGCATTGATGCCCAGCGCCTTGAGACGTTCAACAGTGTTAATCATTGCTATCACTCTCCTTCACTACGCAAGAGCCGCGACGGCCTGCATCGTGTTATCAACGATAACAAGCTCGCCCTGCGCGGCGCTCGAAAACGCGGCCCAGGTCGTTTCAACAGCGCCCGTCACAGTGGCACCGGCGGCGGCGAACTTCACAGAGCCGTCGGCCAGAACGGCGAAAGCCTTCATTCCGACAGTCACGGTAGTGTCAGCCGTCACCCACATCTGGCCGCGCTGAACGATCGAAACGACACCGGCGGCGGGGATCGTCAGCTGATTCTCGCCAATGGTCATGGCGACATTCTCATGAGTGCGCTCCACGATGCCGAGCGGCTGACCGCTCGCGGCCGTGTTGCCGCACTGCGTTTCGGGGTTGGTCGCGTCGCGGAACGCGAAGCAGCCGCACGTCACCGCAGTTTTATTGACAAAATTATGAGCCGTGTAAAGCGTCGGCTGATTGTTCACGCGGTCGCCCTGCACAGCGGGCGCGGGATAAATTTCAACGCGATTTGCAAAGGCCATAGTAGACACCTCCTAATAAACTTTAATGCGCTTTTCGAGCGCCTTGATAACGTCGAAGTCAGCGTCCATCGCGGGCGCAGCGTCAGCGGCGACAATGGGACGCGAGACAGCAGACGCGCCAGCATTGCGCTTGACGAAATCGACCATCGCGGGGAGCGCCGAATCAGGCATAGAATCAGCGGCTACACCGCGCAACTTCAGCGCTTTGCGGTAAATCTCGGAGCTCGACTTGTACGCCATGGGGTCAGCGATCTTGACAAGCGGGGCGCAATCCTGTGCGGCCTTGCTCAGTCCTTCATAGTGCTCCTTCGCCTCGTCCGTGGCCTTGACTTTCGCGGCCTCGATCTTGGCCTCCATGTCCTTCATCAGCGCGGCGATCTTGGCGTCGACTTCTTCTTTCGTGTACGTCTCGCCGTCGGCGTCAGTCACTTCGCCCAGCGCCTTTTTCTCGCCGATGCTTTCATGCAGACGGTCAAGATGTTCAGGCTCTTTCTTCTCGACCTCTTCGCCGAATTTGACGCCCTCGGCAAAGGCACGCTGTTCGTCGGGCGTATTGCCGTCCTTCACAGCGCCAGCAGCAGCGGGAACGGCTTCGGGCGCGGCAGCGGTCAGCGGTTCGTCGTCGCCGTCTTCGACTTCCATCGTCGCGGGCGCGGTCTTGTACTTCATCAGCAGACTGCGGATCGTTTCAGCGTCTTCAGGGCTTGCGCCGGGGAAGAACTTCAGCACGATCTCGTCAATGCTCGCGTCCTTGTCAAGGTCAACGCCGATATTACGCGGCGCGACTCCGGCCTCCTGCGCGTCAATGACGGCTTTTGCATCCGTCAGCGCGGCGGGGCTTGCCTCAACGCCCTTAATCTCGGGCGTCGCGTCCATGGCGTAGCGCCAGCGGACAAACTGAGGTACTCTTTTCTTCATTGTGCATCTCTCCTTAACAGGAAATTCAGCGCCGCCGCATGGCGGCTTAATTTGTGCCATCTATGCATAAAAAAAGCGGCTCCATTTCTGGAGTCGCTTCTTTACACAAACAGTATTTAATTGTTATCCAGCGCGTTGCGCGTCGCTTCCCATTCCGGCGACGGCGCGTCTTTCAGACTGAGCGGATTCTTCCGCATCCACGCGACGAAACTGCGCAAGGGTGGCGCGTCCGGCGCTTCATCGGCAACTACTACGTCAGCGCCCGCGCGGCCTTTCGGAACGAGCGCGACGTGATTGCCGCGCAAATTCCGCATCACGATTTCGTAAGGCGTGCCGTCAAACTCGCCGCTTTCAACGACAGGCTCATACAGATAAGCGGCACTGATCTCTTTAAAATCACCGTGTTCGACCGCGCTGATAGCCGCGCCGTTGGTGATGTGCAGATCACAGTCAAGATACGGCGCACGCCAGACGGGGCGCGAGATGGAGCCGACGCGGAATTCCGTCTGCGGCTCGTCAGCGCTGTCAATATGGTGCTGCAACTGGAGCGGCAGGCCGTCAAACGTCGCCGCCGCTTTCTCGATCTCGTTGCCGGGGCGGTAGACGTTATAAAGCCGTTCAGGGTCAAGCCCAAGCTCGCGCCAGCCGGGAATTTCGCGCCCGTAGTATTTCACGACTTGCTCTTTTGTGACGTGACACGAATCAACGTGCATGAAGCCGTTTTCGTCCACGCGGCGCTGTGACGGGGCGGCGTCGAATATTACTGTTTTCAAGTTCATCTTCTCACCCCTCAAAATTCGGATGGTCTGGCGACTGGCGACGGTCGGCCCACTTGCCGTTTTCGTCGAAGTCGCCGGAATAGTCAATTTCAGGAAGCAACATCCTGTACATACAGCGGCAGTTTACAAGTTCGGCGGGCTGTATCTTCCGCGCGACTTTCGGATTGGGATCATAAAGCCCCTCGGACAGTTTAAACCGCATGCCGTCCATCTCGACGTGAGTATGACGAGGCTCCTTGCTGCCGTATGTGTACACCCAAACAGCATCAGTAATACCAAGATGATTCGCGTGCTCGCGGTCAAGCGCGGCTGTGATTTTGTTATTCTGGTCTCGGGCGATCATGTTCGCGCGACGGTCGGCGATCTCGTAGCGTTTATGCAGTTCGCGCGTGATGTAATCCAAGTCTTTGCCGTTCTGGATGCCTACATTCATGATGCTCTGCACCTCGGTCAAGTAGTGGCGCGGAATTGACTTTATCAAGTTGACGTTCTCGATAATCGCGCTCTGTAGAATGTTATTCACGCCGCGCGGCGTTCGGAACTTCACCGTCCAGCCCGCATCTTTCAGCGCCTGCTCAAATCGCGCTTTTTCAGCCCTCGACAAGCGCCCGACAAAGCGGCGGGCAAGTTTTTCGCCCAGCTCGTCAAAGTATTTCTGCCATCGCGCCATTGTACGCTTGAGGTCGTCCCAAATCTCGCGGGCGGGGCTTGCGTCTTCTGCGATGATCTCCGACTCGCGCGAGCGGTACACGGCGCGGAGCCAATATTCCACGCTGTCAGACATTTTCTTGATCTCTTGTCTGAGCTTTTTTCTGTACCACGCTTCAAGCCCTGCGGACGGGCGAAGCGGGGCGATGCTTTTCGAATGACGGACGCGACGGACTTGACGCGCCTGTTTTTTTTCGTCTTGTGCCATCGAATCCGCGCTCCTTTCATAAATCGGTCAAAATCGCGCTATTTTGCGCTTGTTTCGCTATCGGTGATAGTTTGCTCGCCCTGTTCAACTTCGGGCGATTCTGGCGCGGTCTCGGGCGCTTCTGCGGGCATTTCGCCCATCATGCCGCTCATGTCCGTCATGCCGCCGTCGCCAGTGTCGTCTTCGGGCACGTCCTCTACGTCTATCGTCGTATAGCCGCTCTGCTCGTCGTCAGCCAGCATCTGCCGCACTTCTTCAGGCGCGAGAACGCCGTTTTGCAGATAAACGCTTGCAGTATCGGCTTTCTGCTTGTTCACACTCGCGATCTGTCCGGCGTCTTGATCTCCGATAGGAATAAACGACGCCGTAATGCTGTCGTCCACTTCGCCGCGCCGGTTGTACTGCAACAGGCGCAGGACGGCGTTCAGCGGCACGCGGAACATTTTCTCTTGAGTGGCCGCGATGTGGTCATAATGATTTCTCAGATCGGCCTCGCCCGTGCTGTTGAAACCGCCGGGAGAGATGCCCCACAGCTTGACGGTCGGCTCGCCGAAATACGCGGCTACCATCTCCATTGACTGGCGAACAATGTCCGTCACGCCCGAAAGCGGCGTTTCGACCTTTTTAATATCCTCGCTTGTGTCAATCAGCATCAGGCCGTCATTGTCCTGATTCTGAACAAAGTATTTCACGCGGGCGCGGATGTTTGTGTCTTCCATGCCGTTCATGAGGTCGCCCATATCGGTCTTGAACACAGTGAGCGAGAATTTCTTGAGCAACCGCGCCTCGGCTTCGCGGCATTCGGTGAAGTGCTGCACAACGTCAAGCACCGTCTGCGCAAGCGGGACGCCGAAGAAGTTATAAGCGGGCAACAGCATCGTCGGCGGCAGTGCTGACGAGAAATACAAGAAGCGGCTGGCGTGAACTTCGCGCCCAAGGATAAACCACGAGCGCGGCTTGAAATAGTCAGCGGCAAGCGGATTATTCGCATTATAAACACCGGGCGAAATGTTGAACGGCTCGATCAGGCGGATGCCGTTCAGACTGCCCGGTTTAAATGTCCCCGCGTCCAGATACAGCGGCGTCATGAGCGTGGCGGGGTCGTCGTCGCCCGTGTCAATATAGGCGAGACAGCCGCCGTACTGATTGACAAGCCGCGACGCATCATGAAAAAGCGTGCGAATTTTAAAGCGCTCCATATCGGTCTTAAGATCAGCGATAACAGGATTCTGTTCGCCGCCCTCCAAGTTCTGGCCGGTCGTCTGTATATCAATCCACTTGCGCGTCATTTCGTCGGCGATCATCTCAATACCGGCGCGGATAAGGCCGTTCTGAGTCAGGCCCGCCAGTACGGGATAACCGATAAAACGCGGCATAGCAGCCGCGCCGAGAATCGAATAGCCGCTCTGGATCATCGGCAGAACGTCAGCTTCAAACGCCGCGTCCATCGCCGCGCGTACATCAGCGCTTGCACGTCCGCTTGTCGCGGGCGGCGAATACATCTGTTTCAGCTCGCTCAGCGTCGGCACTCGCGCCGCTTCTTTTTTCGCCACGGCTTTAAACTTGTTTTTCCGCGCGGGAGTCTGTGCCGCGCCGTCGGTTGTCTTTTTCACTGTCATTTTCGCGTCACCTCCCGCGTAAATTGTTCAGATTGATCTTCATGCCGCCGCCCCGGTGAATGTAACCGTCTAGGGCATAGCGGAGCGCATCGATGCAGTGATTGTTCGCATCAACGATGATCGGCAACACGTCGCCATTGTTTTTGTCTACTTTGTAGCTGTATTTATAAAACTCATCTGCCGCGTGAACACAGCGCGGGTGAATGATGATCTTCTCAAACGACTTAAGCACGGCCAAGCCGTCTTCGACGCTGCCAGTCCATTTCTTTGCAGCGCTTATCCTGAAACCATGACGCGACATGTAAGAAATTGTTTCCGGTCTTGCACAGTCCGCTTTAATCGGCCACTTCCGCGCCGTGTCGATGCTGTCGAATAACTGCGGCGTTTCGTCAAGCTCGACACCCACACCGTAAGCCTCGCGGTCAATGTATAAATTGTCCCCGCTGATAAAACTCCGAATAAGCACAGTGGGATCATTCGCAAAGCCCCAGTCTGCGCCATGGAAAAAACGCGCGTCCTTTGGTGTTTCAAAGTCTTGTACAAGATAACGCCCCTTGAAAACTTGCGCGTCGCTGATAGTTCTCGGCTCTCCGAGCCAGATATGACGGTACAATTCCGGGTCTATCTTCTGCAAGTGCTCGCGCTCTTCTTCAAGCACATCGGGGAACCACGGATTATCTGAGAAGAGCACTTTTTGCACCCATGCGCTCGGAGGCGGATTTTTAACAAATCTTACCCACGTAGCATCGTCCAGCGACAGCGGATTAAATGTCAGCCAGATTTCACTTCCCGGCTTACGAATCGTGGGGATAAGCACATCCCAGCTCTCAGCGCTGACAGCTTGAGCTTCTTCGACCCAGCATATATCTGCGCCCTCGAATGATTTGATTTCTTGGGCGTTATACCGAAGTCCTTTAAATGTAAACTCTGTCCCATTAGTGCCTGTTATCTGCGCCTGCGTTACCGTATAAAACCGCTCAAGCCCCATTGCCATGATTCGATCAGCAAGAAGACGATGAACACTGTCCTTAATGTTGACTTGATATTCGCGGGCGCACAGGACGCGCAACGGTTTCTGAATTCCCAAGAGCAATAAAAAGGACGCGACGGTGAAGGATTTTCCACCGCCGCGTCCGCCATACATGACTTTGTAACGCTTTTTATTTTTCAGACCAAGCAATGCACGCGGAATTTCAAAATCAATTCTCAAGCGTCTCACTCGTTCCTGTTTTTGGATCAACGACTTTTATGTTAATGTCGACCGGCTCCGCCTTGTCGCTTACAAGCTCATAACGGCTGACGTCTCTGAACTGCTCCGGCATCCGATTTTTTGCCAAGAAAATCTGCATCGTCGCAGACGGAGGGATATATTTTTTTGTCGTTGTTTTTCTGAACGACTTAGGCTCTCGCGTCTCTACGTCTAAGACGGTAACGGTCTGCTCTTCTTCAACATAATATCCAGTTGCCGTTTTCATCATCGCCATCTTTAGATCGGCGTTGGCGGGTTCTTTGCCTTTTTTTAGAGCTTCCGTTAATTCTGGATATTTGTTTTTCCACACACAAAACGTACTGACGGCAATGCCGAGATTTTCCGCAATTTGCGCTTCACTGTAGCCATCAGTCGCGTAGCTTTCAACGAGCTTGGGAATTAGTTCCGGGTCATATTTTGTTTTCCTCCCCGCGTTGCTTTTACTCATTTCTATTTACCTTCGGAAAGATAATTTTCAGCGAGGATTTCCAGAGCTTTCCATTTTTCCTTCGACTGGACAAGGCCAGAATCGACCATACGATCAACGGCTCTTTTCACCGTCTTTGCCGATTCCTGCGGCATGTTGTAAACGCCAAAAATCGTAGAAATAGGCGCTTGCGCACGGGGAGTGTCATCATCAACCCATCCGACCTGCAAATCCTCAAGGTGATCTTCAAAAACTCGCAGCACGATTTCCAAAGACACCGCAGAATTCTTAATGTTATGGGACGCTTTAACTGTCGACGTCGCCGCAAGCAAACGCTCAAAATGCTTCAAGGTCGTCAGTCTTAGGTCGTCGCCTTTGTATCCCTGCGCCTTTTCAAGAATTGAATCGACATTTTCAAGCTCTTCGGGCAAAAACACAAAGGTCAACGTTTTATATTCAAGATCGACCTCACTTAAAGTCTTCTGCGCATTCTTTGCCATTTCGCCCAAGACTTTATCGTCAAGCCCCGAATAAAACTTTATAGCAATATCGTCAATCTCTTTCCACAGCGATTTTAAGATGTTCAGATCGTCTTTGCCCTCAAGCGCATTATGCGAAAGCTGAATTGCGATCTGCTCCTGACGGGAAAGGTCTCTGTCCGTGTACATCACCAAGACTTCTGTAAGTCCTGCCTCTTTAGCAGCCATCACCCGATGATTGCCAGATAGAACGAGATAATCATTATCCCCGCGCTTCCAGCAGAACGGGACAGAAGTAAGTCCGCCGTCTTTCTTGATGTTGTTGACCAGCTTCTGAAACATCTCATACGGCATGTACCGCGCATTTTTCTCCAAAAGATTAAGCTCATCTATTGGAACCACAGCAATCTGCGTATCTCCGCGCAGCTTACTGTTAATATCGTCTATTCTTTCGTTTTCCCGTGCTTTTTCATCCACCATGACAGGCCCTCCTCCAGAGACCACTTCCCGGCATCTGCCTCGTAATTGACAGCATCTTCTTTTCGATTGTAGACCTCAAAAAGACCGCGATATTTCATCGAGACTGCGTTTGACGTAAATGCCGTAGTTAAAATTTTATTCACATGCTGATTAAAGCTCTGCATAAGAAGTCCTTGAACTTCCTTCGACAAAGCAGCTGCAAGCACTAGTTTCGAAAGTCTCTTGTATTTTGTCGGCGTAATAGCAAAATCGGTCATCATATAGGCTTTATCAATAACATACTTCCCCGCGTCAAAAGCAATGGCACCGATCAGCTTATCTCCGCTTAGTACCGCCAAGCGTACACTTGCTGACGCTGGCGCGATATGAACTGATAAATACTGACTCCTAAGCGTGTTAAACTGCCCTTGAGTAAGAGGAACTAAACGCAAGGGGGACACAATATCATCATTCTCACCAAGGCGATTCAAAGGAACATTCTCGCTTTTCTGCGACGGGTATGTGAGGAATGTCTTTTCTTTCTCCCCCGAATACATATAAACCGGACGACTCCGCACCGAAGTTTGAACCTGTCCGATCAGATATTTCTCCCACTCATCGACAAACACATCGCGGAAAAGCAGAAAATCATCACGTCCCATGCACATTTTAAAAAACTCGGCAAGACGACTTTCATCAAAGATCGTATATTCCGGTCTGTCCCAGATAAAAGCCTCATCAAATTTTTTGTACAGCTTTTCGTAACCGCCCGCATACGTCGGCGGGAATGTTATTACTACAGCGTTTTCTGGAGCATTCTTGATAAAATCAAAAGCGTCTCCCGAGAAATAACTATCGATCTTGATACTGTCTAAAATAGGCTTGTTCTTTTCTTTTGTCGCTTCATGCAGCTCAGGCCAGCGCCTCATATATGCCTGAAACATTCTTTGATAATAAGGCTCTTTCCGTCCGAGGCACGGGAATACTTTTGTACACAGCATGAGCGTCGCTATCGTATCAAGTCCAGGCGTCACCCAATCATTAAGCCACTCATATTCAGGGAGATCAGCAACGGTAATTTCTACATTACGACCAGTTAAATACCCACCGATCGCCGATGTATAAAGCGAAACGTCGTTACTGTGAATAGAACGGTATCCTCCAGACGACGAAAGAATATTTTCGATTGTAAAATTGCCTGAACACGCGATATATACATCCCTGCCCTGCCATAAAGGGGCCAATGACGCAACAATGCTTCGCATGTCCGAATTGATAGCCCCGGTAAAGCTCATCACTGCACCACCAATTTTTATAAAATAAAAGAAACGCACTCTCTGTGCGTCCCCCTCAAAAAAACTTAATTCAGTTCAAAACATGTTTAGTTGCTCTGGCTCTTGATTGATTTTCACCGGAGGTGATACCCTGACATACTCAGGAACCACAATTCCAGTTGCCTTCTCAAGCCACTCCGCAACCAACCTTCTGTGACAGAATTGCCCCGGTCTTTCCCAGCAAAGCAAGATCGAGTTATCCAACTGACGCGCTATCCTTACAGGATCAAGCCTGTCGAGCACCTGTTCTTTATACAGCCGTTTGTATAATGCCACGTCATTGATTCTTACAAGCTGCCACGAAGGCGCTAACGGCCTGAAGATATCGCCCCTGAACCACTTTGGAATTCCCTGCGAAATCGCTACCAAACGAACTTCGCTTCCCAATCGCGATAAATCCTTATTCGCGAAATAAGATGTTTGTATCATCGCATTCACACTTTCCCTTGCAATTTCCGATTTCTTGTTTACTATCCTCCTTTCTTTGTAATTAAATTATACTTTGCGGCAACAGGGTTGTCAAGAGAAAATAAGAGAGATTCCGCTTGCTTTCTGCTTTTGCACTTATAATAAACATGCAGTTGATAAAAATGAAACGCCGCAGCTCAAGGCCACGGCGTCCCGGAGGAACGTTGCCGAAATATCGGCACTATCATAAAAGCACAGCAGCGCGAAGGAATACAGATGAAATTTCAGTCGAAAGTTCGGCGACGTTTCAGCGCGGCCAGTTCGCGCCCGCAAATCAGCTTTTTTAGCCAGTTCATGAACGCAGTGCCTCCAGCACTCTGCGCCACTTCGAGCGGCGGGCGGGGCTTTTCTGGAGCACCTTCACAGCGTCATCGATAATCTGCCACAAATCGGCGTTCGATAAAAAAATCTCATACGTCACCGGCGTTTCCGGCGTCCATTCTTCGCCCTTCGGATAGTCCGTGAACTTGTAATACTGTCCGGCCTCATTGCCGCCGAATTCGATCCTTGTCTGAAAATCGTCTTCTTTCATGCGTCTGCTCCTTTCGTCAGCTTGAGCGCGAGAGAGCTTCATCCGCGCATAATCCCATTGATACCGCCTGCGCGATCTTGTACGGCACACAGCGCACGGCGGTTTTTATTTGATACTCACTCGCGTCAAAGGCGCTAGCCGTTCGCGACAAAGCGCCCTCGCGCCCCCAGCCTATTTTTATCGTTTCTTGATTGACGATATATTTTTTATACATCGCCCACAACACCGGATATTCCCGCGCGTACCACTGCACTGTTTTAACGATCTCCGCCCACGGCACCGACGCGAGCACAGAATCAACCTCGTCGATCATCACGTCCTCCTGCGTGATCTCGCGCCCCTCCAGACTGCCGCCGCCTTGCACTTTCGTGCCTAAATCCTCGTCAGGCGACGGGCGAAAAAATAACGCCTGTTTGAGCTGTTCCCGCGTCGGCTGCGGCTCCAATCCCATCAAGGCGGGAAGCCCGCGCCAGCATTTTCTAGCTATTACGTCCAGCACGTTTGCCAACCTTCGTACTTCGTCGTTTTCGTATTTCAAGCGCGGGCCTCCGTTTTAATCATTCTTCCGTCTTCCGCACACGGTCAATGCCGTAGAGGACATTCAGGCCGGAGCCGTTGTCCCAGTTCATCATGAGGCTCCCGGTATCGTCGACTCCCGTAACGGTTCCCTTGGTGCCGATAGGCGGAGCCTGCACATCGTCCATCTGGAGAAGCTCCACGCGTGTGCCTGCCGGGTAGCGGGAGCGGAGCGCTTCAAGCTGCTCTTTTGTGATTATTCGCATTCTGCAACCTCCTTTTCATCTTTCCCGTGTGGACTTTTTGCCCTCATCTTTCTGCCTGCTGTGTGTCTGCTGGCGCTTTCGGCAATTCTCTTTCTTTCTGTAATTCGGGATGCCCTAACGCTCGTTTCAAGTCATTTCCGCTTGCGTAATCGTGCAAATCATCAAGGCATTGATTTCGTTCTTCATCCATCAGCTTCATTTCGTAATCGAAATCCTTGTATAAAATGCTCATAAGCGTTCTTGTATCGCCGTTTGTTCCGTTTAATGCATCTACTCCCTTATAGGGTTTTCGGCTCAATGCCCTCATCATTGACAGACTCCATAATGTAATTTCGGGTTGTATGGCATTGAGGAAGTACGCCAACTGGTCATCTGACATATTTCTGATATGGTCTATGTATCTCATTCTCCTTTTCCTCCCTTTTCTGCATATACGCATCTTTTATCGGGCATCCCCATATCGGCAAGCCTTTGTCCATAATGTCGAGTGCATGACCACTGATTGCGCAAAACCGCATTTTCGGTCTTTCCTCGTTCACATTGTCAACGGAATATCTGCAATCCTCACACTTTATTTTGTTAATGTCTGGAATATCTGGTTTTCTGTCTGTCATTCCTTATCCTCACTTTCTGCCTTGTAGCGCATCAATCGCCGCCTGTCTGCTGATTAAGTCACTCATTTCTCACCCTCATCTTTCTGCCTGCTGACATGGCACGATAATCCGTGTCCCCGGCTGGACAAGTCCTGCATTGATAGAATGGCAAAAAGGATTAATGCCTTAAAAAGTACGTCCATATTATTCCTCCTTCGCGTCCGTCCGCCCCGTGCTTTACAATCCAATCCAGCAGCCGTAATGTTTTTCTCATTCTGCCACATCACCCCTATCCTCATACAAACCAATTTCATTAACACCATATTTTTTCACTTTCTTGTGTTCAGCTTTCGCTTTCTTTAAAACTGTTGCGTTCCACCATTCTGCAAACATATGCCCAGCATCCTTATATTGCTCATCAAAGGGTTTGCCGTTCCGTTCTGCCCACGATTTCACGCAATCAGGACAGTATAACGCATCTCCAACGGCTCTATATCCAAGTCCAAACATTCCCTGTGGAATACCTACCATTGCAGATACCTTTTCCCGTTTCCCACAATTGCTACACTGATATTCAATCTTCATTATCCACCTCTTTTGTCCGCTCCTTTTTTATTCGCAACGATAGCCGCCGCTATCTGCTCCAACAGGGCGGCGCTTTTGTCATGCCGCCCGCCCTCAATCCATTCCCACGGCATATGGAACACAAGCCAGCCCCGCTGGGCATACCCGTTGCCTTTTTCCATGTCGCCCAGCATCGACGCGGCCCTGTTGTGCCGTCCATAAGTCCACAGCCCGCCGTCAATCTCAATCGCGACTTTAACCGACGGGAAGGCTATGTCCGCTCGCCACTGCCGATCCGGAGCGGCGAATCGATATTCAAAAACATGTTCCACGCCCGTCAGCCGCGTCACGTCGCACGCGAACGCAGCTTTTATCATCTCTCGTATTGTGTCTTTTTCTTTTTTCGCCATTCTGCAATCTTCGCCAAATACACCAAATCCGCCTGAAAACCGTAATCTTCTGGCTCCAGTCCTAGCTCTTCGCATAGCTCGAAAAACAGCTTGCTTTGCGGCGTTAAGCCCTTGCGTTCAGCACTCGCAACGTTCGAGGAGTATGTATGCAGGATTTTCGCAAGTCCCATCTGCGTCAGCCCTAGCCCCTCCCGCGCCGCCTTCACGTCGTCGCCGAATCTCAGCGCGGCCTCGCGCATCTTGCTTGACAGAATCATCTTCTCGCCCTCCTGTTTCTGCGCCAGCTCGCGATCAACGCCGCCTGATTACTTGCGAAGCCGAATTTTTCAGGCTCAATGCCCCACGCCTCGCACAGTTTGAAAAAACCTGTCATTGACGGCGTGAATCCTGTCCGCTCGCGTTCTGTCACGACTGAAGAACTGACGCCGCAGATTTTTCCAACGTCGCGCCCTGTCAAGTTCCGGTGAAGACGCTCTTCGCGGAATGTCTTTCCGGCCCTGACCTTGGCTTCGTCATTCAATTCGGCGGCGATCTTGATTGCAAAACCGCTCGCCCCCGGCGTGTAGTTCCTCGACTGTTCGATGATCTCCTGCATGTGCGCGGGATTCTTTTTCATCGCCGAGATCAGGCGCGGAACCTTCAGCGCCATCCGCTTTGGGATGCTGTTCGCCCGCTCCAGATAAATCCGCGCCGTCGCTCTCGGGATATGAAGCTCGCCGCACAGGGCACCCTCGCTATGCGTGTACATCACGAATGCCCTCATGACCGCCTGCGCGATCTCTGCCGTCATGCCGTCCGGCATTTTCCACGGAACGACGCCCCACGCAGACGGCGGCTTTTTGTCTTTAGATTCAGCAACCGTCACGATCTGCGTCATGGTCTTCCTCTACCTCCATCAGATCACAACCGCTCATTTGTCATTAGCCCTCATAATCGCTGCGATCATCAGCCCGAGCGTCACGCCGATGATGATTGAGATAACCGGAATTGCAAAATCCAACCAGATTGTTTCGCTCATTTCTGACTCCTTTCGTAATCATTGCCCCAAAATCGCAAAATTTACCCCTAAACTTTTTTACTATGTCCACTTTATCAAGTACGGCCATCTTTTATCATCCTAGGCATGTTCTAGGGGCATTCCGGGGCATTTTATGTTTTCGAGTCACCCCTGTTTTATCCCTGTACCCAAAATCTGCGAATTTTATCCGCAAGACACTTTCCCACGCCGCCGAAATATCTTCAGGCGTGGCATCTCGGCCCTCTGCTATGATCGCAAGCCGTTCCTCGTACTCGTCAAGAAGTTGCATCGCGCGTACTTTTCCGACCTCGCGCAACTCCTTGTTTACGACCAGCATTTTGCCAATCGGGAGAATACTCAACTCGCCTTTTTGCCGTTCTGTCATTCACCACTTGCCAATCGCAACATATTCGGCGTTGAGGGGATCGCGCCAGTCTCAACAGTGACGATATTCTCCCGCGTCCACGACTGATAGCCGTTCTGCTCTGCAAGCCCCGAAAAATGTTCAGGAACGTCTTTCCAGCCAACTTCTCGCTGTACGGCGGCCAGATATGCCCGTCGGAATCGCGGCTCCATATCGACTGTGGCATTGCAAAGGCCTGTCCAGCCGCCGCAAGCCTGAAGGGCATAGTGAATTTTAGGGTCGTCGAATTTTAAGCTCTCGTACAGGCTATACGAGCGAAGCGTGCTCTTGACGCATGCCCATGCCGCACCCGCTCTCATTTCAGGCGTGCCAAACAGCGCCAGACAGATTGATGCTGGAGTCGGCGCATACCTTCCGGCTTCGCCTGTACAGGCTCGCATATGACGCTTGACGCCTTCGGCGACTGCTTCAAATGGCAAATCAGCAAGCGCGTCGAAAAACAGCCGCATGTCCTCGACTTCAAGCGGCGGACGCTGATACAGCCTATAAACGCGGCTGATCAGCTCCGTAAACGCCTTCCAATCTTCATGCTTCATTGCGCTCACCTCCTAGCAAATCATTCCAATCGGGCAACGTGTCGCCATAATCGGGCACGCTTTGTCCGGTGCGCCGCGCTACTGCGCGGGGGCTTTCTGCGTCCCTTGCCAGCCATCGGCCTATAAATCGGCCCATGTCCTTGTACCGTCGCCCGTTATCCTGAAGCCATCTCATGGCCTTTGTGACCGTTTCTTCAACGGTCTGTGCTCCGTAGGTCTCGCGCCATTGCGCCAGCAACTCCGGCAATTTGCCGGGCTTGGGGGCCTCTACCACCTCGCGGATGATGTCATATTGCGACTGCACCCATTCGTCGAAATAAAATTGTGCTCCGGGATCAGGCGAGTTTTCCGAAACTCGCCCTTCTGGTTTTAAATTCTTGTTCTTGTTCTTGTTCTTGTTCTTGTTCTGGAGCGTTATTTCGTCGTTACGTAACGCGTTACTCTGTTGTGACTCCATCGTTATTTCGCCGTTATCGCCTCGCGAATCCGGTTCAGCACTAATTTCATCTTCGGTCTCCTGCAACGCGCCCATTTTCTTTTTCTCGCGGAAACGACGCTGTCTTTCTCGATTTTGGTCTCTTGTAACACTCAAAGCACCACTATACTGTTCCCAGTCGTGTACTCTGTAGCAGTTGCCCCCAACCTTGTCCAGAAAGCCGCCGTTTGGAGCGGCGCAATTACTCAAGGCCTCAACAAAATCCTGTGCCGAAATCGAATCGTCCAGCTCGACAGCGAAAGCGATCTCGTCGGCAGTCGCGTTTATTTCACCGTCGGGATAGTTCGTCAGCACGAAAGCCCAAAGCTGTACCACATACGCAAGCGCTTCTCTGCGCGTGATCTTGAGCCGCCGCGCAAGCTTGTACAGCTTGGCGTTGCGCGGCAGTTCAGTCGAAACTTTGATCCACAGCATCAGCACTACCCCTTAAAAACAGCATCAGCACTACCCCTTAAAATGGGATACTCGCGTTCTGCGCACTCTGCGCCGCCGGTTCGTCCACGTCAAGCGGATTCCAGCCGCCCCGGGCGCTCTGCGGGCGCTGATTCTGCGCGGGCGGCTGCTGAGTATAGCCGCCCTGCGCACGCTCACCGCCGCCGAGAAGTTCCACGCCGCCGAAACTGTCTGCAATGATCTCGGTGACGTTGCGTTTTTCGCCCGTCTTGGTCTCATAACTGCGCGTTTGCAGTCGCCCCTTGACCAAGACGCTTTTGCCCTTGGTCAAGTACTTTTCAAGCGCCTCGGCGCTCTTGCCCCACAGCACGACGGGGAAGAAGTCCGCCGCGCTCTGTCCGTCCTGTCCCTGACGATTGCACGCAACTGTAAATCCCAGAACGGGCTTTTGCGCGGCTGTGTATCTCAGTTCGGCGTCGCGTGTGACGTTGCCGGTGATGATCACGCTGTTCGTGTTGATCTTCATTTCTGCTGTCCCTCCGTGTTGTTAATCAAATCGGCCTCGGTGATACCGGCCTCAGCTTTCAGTTCTGCAACGCGCTCCATGAGCGTCTTCTCGGGCTTGTCGGTCTTCTTGTCGGCGATCTCGTTCAGGCGGTCATTTTTCGCCTTTTCGGTGATCTCCGGCTCTGTGATCTCTTCCCACTTCGCGCCGCCCTGCATCGCGCGGTAACAGTCGCGCAACTTCTTCACATCGGTCTTCGTGCTCTTGTCAAGCGTATGACCGATATACGCCTCGACCTGCTCAATGCTCACGCCCTGCTCATCAAAGCACGCAATCAAGCGCCTTGTCGCGTCTTTCGGGTCTTGCGCGTCAGCGCGGCGAATCGTCTCTCGCGCCGTGTCCATCGCCTTTTTGACGATCTCCGAAGGGACAAGCCGGAAAATTGCATTCCGCAGCGCCTTCGCACAGAGCGCCTTTCTGATCTTGTCGGCCTCCGCGTCTGTCGCGGCAACGATAAAGACCTTCTCGCCGTAGCTGTTCTGACGCTCGCCGATGATCTCCTGTCCGGCCTTGACGCGCTTGCGCTCTACTGTTTTCGGCGCGATAACCTCTGCCGTCTCGATGCTGTTTGTTTCAAGGTCGATCGCCGTCACCTGAATGATCGTCTGTCGGTCGTCGTCGTGCATCACGCGTTCTGTCGTGTAGATGTTTCGCCAGCACCGCCTCACAAGTTCAGCTAGGCGGATCGTCGGCCCCGTGATCGTCGTCCCGCCGACGGGAAGTTTGTATTCGACCTTCTCCGCGAAATCGGGATTCTGGCACGCCTCAACGACGGCCGCCTCCGCTTGGAAATAACTGCGCGGGCACTGCATCGCCATGATGTACGCGCACTGAATCTGAGCTTTCGCGCTTTCAGCCGCCGCCACCATCGCCGCACTCGGCCCGGTGAAAAATCCCATCGCGCCGCCCGGCGCTCCCTGCATCGTCGTCATCATGTTCGCTGTGTTCCCCATCGTAAAAACCTCCTAGACATCAGCCCGACGGCTGAAGATTGACAGTGTTTCGATCTTTGCCGAATACCCCGGCCAGTTGCCGCTTTCCATCGCGTTTTTATAAATCTGCATATCGCCTAAAGCCTCCGCCCACCCGAGCGCCGCGTCGTTGCCGTCCAGCGTGTACCACGCCACGCCGAAGGGCGGTTTTTTCTCGACCGCCACGAACACGAACGACAAATCGCTGTCCGCATCTGCGCCGATCGCGGCGGCGACGACGTGCCTGTAATAAGCATCCTGCACGTAGTACCGCCATTTCCGGCAACTCGCCGCGAACGCTCGCGGGCTTGCGTCTTCAGTCGTTTTCAGGTCGAGAATGACGTTATAGCCGACGTTCCAGGCGTCCGGGCGGCACTTCACGCGCACGCCGTTCAGCTCTGCAAAAACGCTATGTTCCCGCAGTGCTGGCCGTAAAAATACCTCAGCATTTTTCGATGACCACAGCGCCGCGCACATGCCGTTGATTGCGTCGAATTCCTCCTTCGTGAGCATGGTCTTGCCGCTCTTCTCGGCCTCGGCCCACGCTTCTTTAACCGCCTTCGTTCTCTTGTCGCCGGAGATAAACGTATACCCCGCCGAGAACATGACCGGCTCAAGCGCCGCGCAGTGAAACGCCGTGCCGAACCGCAGAGCGGGAGTGTCTTCGTGCCGCGCGGCCTTGTAATGTGCAGGACTTCGGTGAATCAGATCGAGGTCTGATTTGCTGATGCCGTCGGCGGCGTGATATTCCGCGTTCGTGTAGCAGTCGTAGATGCCGGGAGAAAACGCTCCCGGCTTCATCTTCTCGTGAATAATGTCCATCGCCGCGCCCCTTTGGTCAGAAAAGGTTAGCCTCTTTCGACTTCCTCAAGACCTCAAGCGCATCGTCTAATTTCCGGATTGAAGCGTCCAGCGCCTCAAGAAAATCACTCAGCGCGTCGCGCTTCCGTTCCACCGCCGTTGAAATATCCGTCAGCGTGTCCTGTATACTCTCAAGACTTGTAATCAGCCGATCATTCATCTTCGTCATCCTCCCTGTTCTGTTCATATAGTTTTGCCATTGTCGGCCTCCTAGCTTTCTAAGCCTTCTAAATCATCTGATCTGCTCTGTATAGTGCCTCTTCCCATGCCGCGTCAGCGTCTTCAGCTAGTATGCCAAGCTGTTCTTCCGGCGTGGCGTCCTGCCAGATTTCATTCATTTCTTCATCAGTCATGTTGCGTGGTATAATCAAAACAAAGACCTCCTAGTCTTTTGCCGCTGGCCCCAAACGTCAGCGGCTCTTTATGCTTGCACTCCGCCCACAATCCGCCGTGCCGCTCTCATTGCTGCCGGCGTGATCTGTCTCTGCCACGCGCCGTTGCGCGGCGACCATCGGAAGCCATTCAATTTCAGCTTGTCAAGCACTTCCTGCGCGGGCTTTTCGTCGTGACGAATCCGCAGCCGGTTCTCTGCTTCATCGATCTCGACGACACCGCCGTTGAACTTCCATCCCTCGTAGTGAGGCTTGTTTTCAAGCTCCTCAATGCGCTTTTTCAGACGGCGAATCTCTGCGCTGTTGTTGCTCAAAGCGTATGCCGGATACGGCTTTTCTTCCTTCTTGCGCCGGGCGACGACGTTTGCATACTTCATCTTTTCCTGCATCTCTTCGCGCTCGGCGAGCTTCTTTTTCAGCTTCTCGACCGCATCCGGGTCATCGGCGCTGATGCCTCCGTGGCCGGTGCTGCGCATCTTATCAAGGAGCTTTTCTGCCGCTTGGAACGCTTCATCGTTGCGTTCCCATGCGGCGATCTGGCGCTGTTTCTTGCGCACGGGGAAGTTCCCTGCGCCGGAGATGAGTACCGAGGGGCACATCGTGTCGATCTTGTTTCTGGCGTTGATGCACTCGGCGATCTTCTCGCGGTACACCTCCAGCAGACGGTCGATCTTCGCGTGGTACATCGGGTCGGTCTTCTTCTTGCACTCCTCAGCGAGCTTTTCAGCTTCGTTCACGTATGAGCGGTATTCCTCCGTCGCGCTGCCCGGCTTGTAATCGCTCATGTGTCCCATGTTCCATCCCTGTCGCGCGAGTTCTTCGTTGATAATTTCCATTGTCATTTCCTCCTGACTTGTGGTAGAATCAGGACAGACCGCCTTATCTGTTTTGAGAGGTCGATCCTGCCTTTTGCCGTTGCCGTGCGTCAACACGTCAGCGGCGTTTTTTATACCCTCGCGTCGTCATCCCAGCAGCGCCCGCAGCGCCAGCCGCAGTACCTCCCACCATCTCAGCCGCTTCCCGTAACGATACTCGGGGCCGTAGAGGGTCATCGTTTCCACCACCTTTTAAACCCTTTTTCCCACAAAAAACTCACCAGAAACATTGCGGCCAGATAGACCGCTCCGCACTCCAAAAAGATCCGGCACCACTGTGCGTCATAAAGCGCGTCCATGCGCCCTCACCTCCTTTCCTCGGTCATGGTCTCGCCTCCTTATGCGTAATACAGCCGGAAAAGCTCGCCCGCTTTAAATCCAAGCGCCTTTTCGATTGCAACGAGATTAGACGCCTTGACGGTTTCGACCTCGCCGCTATTCTCCCAAAGTGAAATACACTGTCGCGAAACACCGACAAGCGCCGCAAGCGCTTCTTGCGATAAATTCATCGATAGACGACGTTCGCGGATTTTCTTCGCTACTGCGTTTGCTTGTTTCATTTCCTCACCTCTTTTTGTCAAGTTCTCTTGCGCGTTATGCTAATAATATTAAATCGTCCTCGTCTTTTTGTCAAGTACTTTTTACATTCAAGAATTGCGAAAAGCGCCGCTGCTTCGCTGTCAATTTTCGCGCCATCACTCTCACCCTAGGGGCTCTCTCTTGTTTTATGCACATATTTATCCACAATTAAATCTCTGCGGCTCTATAACAATTTTTTTAAATGAGCATCGAATTGGTATGAATATAATCATCAAGTTCCGTCAAGTCATCAAAAGTCTTAATTTTTTTCCCGGTGTAGCTGACGCCATACCGCCTGGCTCTAATTGACATGTAATCTTCTGGCTCAAGTGCTGAGATGATTTTATACTCGTCAGTGTTTGCTCCGAGGCTTTGCTCTGCTGTTGAGACGAACTCATAAAGGTGCCCGGCAGGAATTGAATAAAGCTTCCCGCTTTTGAGGTCTACGAAAAAATACGGATCCTTTTTGTCAAACTCGGCGAACTCATCACCGTAACGGCCTGCTTCCCCGTTGCCTTTGTAAAAACCAAGATCACACATGGGGGAAATATCATAGCGGTCGGCAAACGGCTCGGTCAGATCATAAAGAGCATAGATGTAATCATCATCAAGAGTTTCTTTTTTATACGCGGCGTCAAGCGCTGCTCCGTAATCTTCCGGCCTGGCGTATTCTTTCGTTGCCGAAAACAGGGGTTTGATTGATTCAAGTTTGTTGTTGTCCAGCATTTTATTTTTCCTCCTTGAATGTGTTCCATTTTTTATCTGTGATCGAAATGAATTTTGTTGACCAGCGGATCGGAACTTTTGTTTTAATTTGACTCAGCTTTCCTGCCTTTACATGGTTAACGATAGTATTAACAGCCACGTGAGCGAGTGCTGCAGCTTCAGAGATAGAGACGTACCCGGGCGGAACGGAATTTTCTTTAATCCATTTCCGCGGGATGTAAATCACGTTATTGTATAGTGTCGCGCCGTCAATTTTGGACTCTCTGTACAACTTGTAGAGCGTACTCAATCCGATGCCGGTAAGTTTTGCCGCGGATCGGATTGAGACGTAATTTTGATCAAGAGCGTCAAACAGATTCATTGATAATTTCCTTTGTCTGTCGTATTAATTACCTCTTTGGTATGTACATATATCACTCTGAACGCCTGTAATAGCAAGTTGATTCGGAGAATATATGTGACAATCCTGCGGGAATATCCGAGGCAGAAATTGTGTAGTTTACTCGTCGCCGTGGAGGATGAAGTTCACGTATTCCTTCCGGTGATCCTCAAGGAAAAGAACCAGCTCGTAGAAGTCTCTCTCATAGGCCAGCCGCTGCACTCTGTTTACATCGAACATATTGGTAAGACCAGTGTCCCGGATAGCAAGGATCTGCTCCTTTACCTTTTCATCCATATCAGTCCACCACCTTTTCCGGTGCGCCGTTCTTCCAGCTGGAGTTGCCGGAGAGGTTTTTAAGGAGAATCTTGCGCTCTGCCGCCGCTGCTGCTTCGCGCGCCTCAATCTCGCGCGTAAAATATCTAATCACCTGGGCACGGGTCATCTCCTGCCCCGTCAGGAGTCTGATGCTGTACTCTGCCGGCAGGCTCGGTGATTCGAACGGGCGAACCAGCATCGAGTAAAGCTCGCCGGAAGCCGGATTGCATGCGAGAAACAAGCTGAAGTAGTGATCCGAATCTCTCATCTGCTCAAAGTCACTCATCACATCATCAAGTCCGCGAAATTTAATGTCCTTTGCCATTTTTAATGACCTCCTAGTTTTTTTGAGGCCGCCCTGCGGCGCCTTTTTTTTTTCTTTACACGTAAATTATAACACGGTTGCGTTACTCTTGTCAATAGCTTTTAGGTTGGAAAATTAATGTCTAAATTATCAGACTATTTGCCTCAGTCGGTCGATTATGAGCTGGTTCCTTTTCCGTGCGCTGATCTGTCTCCGGATCCGGCGCGTCCTCCCTTCATAGTCGATTATTTAGTTCTGCTCAGCTCTGGCGTGGCATAACCCCCTGAGCTCTTTTACAAGCGCCTCGTCGCGCGGGATGCGCCAGCCGATGCCGCCCGGAGTGCCGGGGCCGCCGTATACGTTCGTTGCCAACCAGTCGTCTCCGTCACCGCCATTGTTTTGTACATACCAGAGCCATCTGTCATTCGCGATAATCCGCTCGCCACCGCCGTAAATGTCGAATGTGTCGAGGAGGACTTCGCCTTCCAGATCTTTTGGATTAACATTTTGAGCGTAGTTTTCGGCTTTTTTGATCTTGTTTTCGATTTCACAAATCCTTTTTTCGCGGGCTTCTTTTTCAGCGGCCTTTTTGCGCGCCGCGTCCTCTGCCGCTTCGAGCTCTGCTTTTTCATCTTCTGTGGCGTCACGGTAGTAGGCGTATCTTACCCACTGGTCGTCCGGCAGCATGCCGTAGCAGCAGGCGTCCTCACTGCGCAGGTACCACTTTTTACCGTAGCCGGTGATCACGATGATCTTGCCGTCGGAGCGGTTGTGCATGCGCCAGGGCTTGCCGGTGGCCGGGCAGTCGTCGGCGTTGACGAGGACGCGCTTGCCGGTGGCCGGGCAGTCGTCGGCGTTGACGAGGACGCGCTTGCCGAGCTTTTCTTCGCGAGCTTTGACCGCGGCGGCGTTGGCCGCTTTGTTCTCGGCGACCTTTTGTCTCAGAGCGATAAGCCGGTCGGCGATCTCGGGATAGGCGTCGGCGTCCAGATCGAGTGTTTTGTTGATGGCGTTGGAGTGATCCCAGCCTTTTACAGCATCGCCTTCGGCGTATCCGAGCCACTTTTCAGCTTCTTTGAGTTCGCGCTGATGGGCGATGAGCTCGGGCGTGGCGATGGCACTCGGCTCGTAGATGTAAGTCGATCCCCACTTGCTTTTCGTGCCTATATCTTCTGCTTCAATGTTGACAATCTGGCCGGGCTGGAAGTCTTTGCTGACCTCGTTGATGACGACCTTGCAGGCCCAGCCCTTGGGATCGGTGGCGGCTGCCCAGTATTTGCGACCTTTTTTTAGGATTTTCACAGTGATGATCATTTTTCAGTCCTCCGTTTGCGTTTTCATCCGAGGGCTGGTAAAATACAAATGCCCTCGTTCTGCGTGACTGTGGTTCGGGGTGCGCTTGCCTCGGCCGGTGTTCCAGCACCGCCGGGGCTTTTTTTTACTTTCGTTTTCTTCCGCGCGTATCTTTGACGTAGGTCTCGGCCCATACGCGAGGGATGAGCCAGGTGCCTCTCTTAATGCTGCCGATTTTCTCCGCGCCTGCTATCGCGCCGGCAGCCGCTTTTTTCCGGAGGTAAGTGACCTCCATCGCCTCGTCGCGCTGTTTCAGGATCTC